TGACCCTCTACGAAACCCTCGACATCCCCGCCAACGCCGACCCGGCCGGCATATAGCGGCTTTTATTTTAGAACCGCGTTGAACTAATTTTCATTTCGTGCGTTACCTATCGACCGCCGGAGGCAGCCCGGCGCAAACCCCGAAGGAACGCCAACATGCCCACCAAATTCGACGACGCCGTCGCCGCTCTCAAGGCGGAGCACTACGAGTCGCCCGAGCAGCTCCAGATCCTGGAACTCCTCGTGGCCCAGAACGAGCGCATCAAGAACCTGGAGCACTTCCACCTCGAAGCCAAGTCCCGTCTCGGTGTCGCCGAGGCCAAGCAGGTCGAGCACGAGCAGTCGATCGCCAGCCTGGCCAAGACCCGCGACGCGCACGAGGTCCGGGTGAAGACCATCGAGGACCAGCCCGAGAAGGACAAGGCCCGGCTCGACGACCTCGACAAGCGCGTCACCACGGTCGAGGGCGCCGTCGGCTCGAAGGCTTACCGGCGCGCCGAGAACCGCCCCGTGACGCTCGATTCAGCCGGCAAGCCCGTCACCGACCCGCTTCCGCCGGGTGAACCGGTGACTTTCAACCCGGATCCGCCGCAGGCTCCGGCGCCCGGTTGGCAGCCGCCGAACCTGATCGGCGAGAAGCCGAAGACTTTCTGACCCGCCTTCGGCGGGCGAGTTCAAAAACTTAGGCGATTATGCACTTGACAATACCGGGACCACAACCTTCTTTCGGCCCAGGTTGACGGGCTGACGCTACTTGCTGGCGCTGCGCTTCTTGCGCGCGGTCTTTGTCGCCCGCTTCGATTTCTGAGCCTTGGGCTTCACCTGAAGCGCCTGACCCATAATCCGATCAAACTCCGCGCCGCTCATGCGCAGCTCATCTGCGGGCTTAGGCTGTCCGGCTTTCATCGATACACGTCCTTCCTGTGGTCGATGTCCAAGATCACGATGATAACGCCGCGAACAGAGTATAGGATTCGGTAGTTACCTTGTCGCGCTCGATATACGGGGTTCTCCCCGTCCATAACGCCTTGCAGCCTTTTTGATCCCGGCGGAATTGGATTGGCGGCTAACGCTTCGATCCTCCGCTTTATCTGGCCGCGAATTTTGACGGGCACCATCGTCTCAAGGAACTTAAGCGCGCCCTCGGTGTACGCAAATCCGTAGAGGGCGGACATTGGCTAGGGTTTGATCCCTGCGAGCCTGTCACGTAATTGATCGCCTTGCACAAGCCCCCCAGGATTTTCCTTGATTTCCGTAAGCCGTTTACGCGCGATGTCGGCATCGCGCTCATCCTCTGTCTGCGAAGTCGAAGGCTCATCTTCGGACTCAGAATCATCGAACAGACCCGTCAATGGTGAATTGAGGATAGGGCGCCTATCGCCTTCTATGCCAATCTCAGCCCATGATTCGCTGTTTGCTCGCACGCTGTCGATCCACATCTGAACTCTTGAAGCTACTTCTTTTCGTTCATTCTCCGTCGCGACCGGAACGAGAACCTGCCGAATCTGGTCCGCGTCCAATTTCCCGTAGCTGGTGCCGCCTGATTCGGTCCACAGTTGAAGCCGGACTTGCTCTGATCGGAGAGTGGCGAATAGCCATTCGGCGGGGTAACTCCCTTCACAATCCTCTTTGACGCGCACCACCGCGAGACCGTCCGGGCTTCCTACCACGTCATTGCCATCGTCAAGCAAGATGCCGATGTTGCGCCGCTCTGGCCTGACAAGGCCAACTATCAAATCCCCATATTGAAGTTGATAGACCTTGCGCTGTTTTCGTTCGGCGATTGACCAGCATCGTTCTTGGAAATGGGGTACGACGATTCCCTCGATGGCCCGAATATCCTGCCCTTCTACTACCCGTCGGAAGTCGCTCACTCCCACGTCATTCAGCAGGTCGATTGTCTCATCCACAACATTGGCGATTTGAGACAGTGGGACCGCCCCGGACGATTTTAGATCGCGCATATTCTGCAAGGCGCGCGGCACTAAGCGTCTCGGCTTCATGTCTAAATTCTTGTGGGAAATAACGTCTGTGACGGTTGCGCCATTCCATTTTGCAGAGATTCTTTTCGGGGTTACCCCAAATTCCTGCAAGACGCGGCGGAAATCAGAATCCAGAACAATCTTGTTTGCGCTGTCTCTGATCGGAAGTCCGGTAGCTTTGTCTTGCAGCGACAGCGGCCCGAAATCTCCGCCAAGCTTGTAGCCGACGCGGCGAACCATAGAGGCGTGGATTGGGTAAGGCGCAACTCGCTCACTTGGGTCGCGCTTTTCCGCTACCATGATGTTCGATCTAAGATCGGCGCCTGATTTTACGAAGATGCGCCGCGGCAATTCGACCAAAGAGCGGATCACGAAATGGTCTAATATCCACTGCCGCACATACTTGTGGGCCGCCGTGGCTAGATAACCTTCAGGAAGGATGATCGCCAACCGTCCGCCGTCCCTAAGCATCTTCCAGCATCGCTCGATGAACAAGATTCCGATTTGCTGGCTCTTCAGGATTTCGGATGTTTTCTTCCAAACACCTTTATTGTCAGCGGCCCATAAATGACCCAGATCGTATGCTTTGAGAATTTCAGGCCGCCGCTCGACGGTTTCTGATCCGAATGGCGGATTGCAGAGCACAACGTCCATCTCCTCTGCCCACCGTAAATGATGTTCTATTGAATCTTCATTACGTAAATTCGCCTGGCCGTCCCGGTTCAATATCATGTTGATGATCGCGAGGTCGTAAGCCTGCGAATCAGAATCAGTCCCGTAGATTCTGCTCAACGCATCATCGTCGCCGCGCCGTATACAGTAATTCATCGCCGACGTAAGGAAATCGGCCGTTCCCATCGCCGGGTCGGCAATCTTCTCCGTCGGTCCTGGCGCGGCCATCTGGACCATCGTGTCGATAAGCGACGCTGGAGTGAAATACTGGCTAAGGTCTCTTTTGAAAACGACCGGAACAAAGGTCATAAACACTTGTTGCATGGTGTCGCTCGACACCGATGAAAAATCAAACCCCTCAATCGCTTTCACAAGGTCACGAAGCGTATTCTCGTCAACGTCTGGACCAGTGCGAGGGGAGAAAAGCGTCTTGACGCGATTGTAGCGGATCGAGGCGCTGGTATACAGTTTTTGCACGCGCGCCATGAAGCCGGGGTCTGCTCCCTCCAATACCTGAAGCTTTAATTGTTTGTTTGCGGATACTCGCGCGCTCTTTTCATCGACGTAGCGCGCCAAGAGCAATTTGACGGTCTCGCGATAGCGTTGTTGACCGTCATTAACGCCATGCGAGCGCATAACATTGGCAAGCCCTTGCAGGGTAGCGACGAGATTCGTGGGCTTTGTCAGGGTATCGACCGTGATAGCCTTGGCTTGGTAGACGATGCCGTAGTCTGGAAGATTTGCGATTGAATCGGTCTTGATCGTGACCTCTTCAAATGCCTTTTGCTTTTTTATTGATTTGGTGAAAAGGAGTCGGCTTTCGTCATCCCAGTAGACACCAACGGCATCAAGTCGCGGCAGCACGCGCAGCGCCGGTTCAAGCTGGTACGTAATCCCCTTAGATTTCTTCGTAGAATCGCGCTTGATCTCTGCGACCAAAATAGCGTGAGCGAGTTGCCCACCAACATCTAACGATGCAATCTGTGACCACGGACAATCATAAACGATCACGTCCGCACGAAGTTGATTCCGGCCGCTCTCGCCAAGATTTTTGATGGTAACTACTTCGACGCGAATGCGCTCAATGGGGTAGTTTCGCTCGTCAACGAGGAAATTGAGGAAGTCTACTCGCCGCGCCTCTTCCGTCGGCGTCAGCCCGTCTTTCGCCAGCGCTTTCGCACCCAATGCGCCGCGCACTGGACAATAAAGCAGGACCCCCTCAATTACAGGCATATCTTGCGCGGAAAGTTCCGATGCGCGCTTTGTCGCCGCTCGCGCCATATCAAACCCGTCCGCTTGGACGGCGCAGCATGAGCCTCTTGCCAACTAGCTTCGGAATACCGTTGGCGGTACGCGCGCCATCGGTCATCTCTCGCGTGTTGTATTTGTAATCGAGCTCGGCGAGGTAGAACGGCAGATATTTTCGGCTCACATGATGATGAGTGCCATCAAGCGAACGCTTGGAATTTCCGAAAAATCCCTCTGCGGTATTCGTAGTCGCGAGCCGCCCGGACTTGTCGCGGCGCACGTATTCCTCTTCACTATGGTTCACAGTGTCGTGCGAGGCAAACGTCTTGCCTGCTTTCTTGTATAGCGGCGATTCGTCGGTATTCAAGTGAGCGGATTCGGCGACGTGCTGTTTAAGCAACCGGCCAAGCATCGCGCCAGTAACCTTATTCACGACCTGAGAGCGAACGTCGCCGCCGCGCTCGACCATCGACATGACCGCCGTTTTGTTGCCGACGTACCGCCGCCCCATACCACGCTTCACACCGCCGATATAGGTTTCGTCAGCCTCAACGGTTCCGCTGAGTTTATCGCCGTGTTCGATGTCCATCAGCGCAAAGCGGATACGCTGGCACATGAACAGCGCCGACCGATAAGAGCCAATCTCAAGCTGGCGCTGCAATTGGAGCGCGCTCACCTGAGTCTTGCTCGCGCACATCACGTAGAAGCCGATCAGCCATTTATTGAGCGGGATGTGCGAGTCCTCGCAGACCGTTCCGACCGTTGCGGTAAAACCCTGCAAACATTCCGCACACTTGTAGAGCCCGGCGCGAATTTTCTTTTCGGGGTTCGGCGTCACTTTGTAGATGCGCTCTTGATCGGCATTGCCGCAATGAGGGCAAACGGGACCATCGGGCCAGCGCAGTTTCTCGAAATACTCTCGCGCGGCTTCCTCAGTCGAAAACCGCTGCGCAATTTGAATGAGGGTCAGATCGCCGGTGGCGTTCTTACCGCTTGGGGTGCTGTTGTGCTTGCTGGCCATGGTTGTAATCTAGGCCAGAAAACTGGTATTGTCAAGTGCATAATCGCCAAAACTTAGAACCCCGCCTGCCAACGGCGGGGTTTTTATTTTTACGAATCCCCCTTGCAACCCGCTTCGTAGTGTGCTCAACTACGCGGGCTGGCTCTCGGACCTTTCACTCCCCCCTCAGAGCGCCCAAGTCCGATCCAGCAGCCCGGTCTCCCGGTCGGTCCCCCCTGTCGAGGGACCGGGCTCCCTTTTACCCGCCGAGAGGCGGGCGAGCTGGAAGGCTTAGCGTTGGCTGACGGACACCCGACCTCGATCAGGCTCGACAAGTCCCTGAAGGCGTACCTCGACAAGTGCGCCAGGGCTCAGGGCTGCTCGATGACCTGGCTGATCGCCGACATCCTGAAGAAGTGGACCGACTGGCGCAAGCGAGAGGACGCGAAGAAATGACCCGAGAGGAAGCTGCCAAGATTGTCGAGCAAGAAATAGCAATCCCAGAACTGGTTTCTTCGCGGTGGGTCCGGTGCTGGGAGAGGTTGGGGATTATTAAATTGGACGAGCCGCCAAATTCTGCTGTGGAGGCCTTGGCAGTAGCACTTGGCGAAGCAGCTCATGGACCGCCCACTGCAGTCCGAGTTGCGGGTTTTCTCGAAAAACAAGGATACAAGATTTTTTGGGCGCCTTACGTTGCTCGCGATTCAAGAGAGCAAAAATGAAACTGGCTCTGATCACCACGACCATCAACGTGCCGCGCGTCCTCTCGCTCTACCGCGCCCACGACGCCAGCGTCCCGTTCTTCGTCGCCGCCGACGAGAAGACGCCGGACGAGGCCTACGCTTTCTGCGCCGATCTCGGCGACTGCGAGATTTACACGCCGGAGCGCCAGAAGGAATTGGGCTACGAGTGTTCGTCGCTCATCGGCTGGAACACCATCGGCCGCCGCAACATCGCGCTGCTCGAAGCGGTGAGGTCCGGCGCCGAGATGATAATAACCACTGACGACGACAACATCCCGATGGACATGGATTACTTTTTTAAATTTGAAACTACGTTTGGGTGGGATCTTGCGCCGTTCCGCGGCCTCGAAGCTTCCAGCCCGCAGCGCTGGTTCGACGTGGGACAACTCTTTACCCCGCCGGCCAAGCACCGCGGCTTCCCGATAGGCGTCGCGCCCTCCCTGGTGCTGGAGCCCGTCACCGGCGCGAAGATCGGCGTCGCGGCCGGCGCCTGCCTGGGCGACCCCGACATCGACGCCGTGACTCGCATCGCCGATCACCCGGTCATCCACATGGCCAGCGAGGTGCTGAAGGCCGGCGTCGTCACCGACCCGCGGCGCACCCGCACGGTGTTCAACAGCCAGAACACCGCGTTCCGGCGCGACCTCGCCGCCTGCATGTTCATGATGCCGGGACTGGGCCGGTTCGACGACATCTATGCCAGCCTGATCTGCCAGCGCGTCATGGCCGAGCGCAACCAGTTCGTCCACTTCGGCCAGCCGTTCGTCTGGCAGCAGCGCAACAGCCACGACCTGATCGCCGACCTGCGCGTCGAGATCGACGGCATGGCCGGCGTCGAGGCGTTCGCCGAGGCACTCTGGCGCGCGCCGATCCACAGCGACTCGGACTACGTCGACGCGGTGACGGCGTGCCGGTCGCTGGTCGGAGGCATGCATGGCATCGGGCTGCTGCCCGACGCGGCGATCGAGGCGGCGATGGCGTTCTACGGCGACCTGGAGAAGGTTCTGTAATGGGGGCGCCTGTAGGAGTTTTTGATAGCGAGGAAGATGCTGCTAGGGCCTATGATAAAGCGGCAATGGAGTTGTTTGGTCTTACTGCCTACCTTAATAAAACGGATTATCCATTGTGAGCAACGTAGCTATTTGTTTTTTAACATGTGACCGTCCCGAATTGTCTCGGCGTTCGATTGAGCCGTTGTTAGCGCAAGATGGCTGGGATTTGCATTGGTGCGATGGGTCAAAAACTACTGAAGGAAAAAAATTACCAGATCGATTTAATTTCAAATGGATGCATAGCAATATATGTGGCGGCTCCGGTCCAACTATTGTTTACGCACTGACTATGATGTTGGAACGAGGCTACGAATTTTGTGGGCTTTGCGAGAATGATGTTTTGCTTGATAAAGATTTTTTCAAACCAATGATGCACTTATTTAAACGTGGTGCGGAAGAAGGTTTAGAAGTTGGGGCAGTGTCGGCGCGGTCTTATGAAGATCGAATCCTTATACAGAAGCAAGGTTACGGAATTTTTCACAACCTTGGTGCAGGCCAGATTATGTTTACCCGCGAAGCGGCCGAGCTGGTCCTGCAGAACTACCGCACGGTCTGGACCACCGAGAACCGGCTGCTGTTCTCGCAGCTCAGCGGGGTCGACATCGGCCGCTACTGGGCCTTCCGCGGCGAGCAGCATTTCCTCGTCGCCGACTGGAACTTCGACCGGGTGCTGGCCGCGCACGGCCTCGCCAGCCTGGCACTGACTCCGAACCGCGCCACCATGCTGGACCAGAACATTGCCCCGCTCGGCCTGAAGTACGCCGACGGCGATTTCGCGCTTGCCCGGAATCCTTCCGGGTTCGAGCGTTACCGGGACAACCTCGCCCGTGTGCGGGAGGGTAAACTGCGTCCTGGCGTCAACCACCCGTTCTTCCACGACGGCAGCGTGTACACGATATTCGCGCATCAGGTGCCGATGCTCGGCGGGGTGTATAGTGGCGACTGGCGCGCGCGCGATTTCCAGGGATTTGGTCCTTTCTGTTGGCGAGCAACCGAAGCAGAAGTTGCTGAGCAGTCACCGATAATGCGCGTCCCTGTCATCGGTCCCTGCGACCTGATCGTCAGCGGCGGCAAGCAGGGCGGCAGGATCAATGTCGCCGACGACCAGTCCGGCTTCAACGTCGATGTCGATCTGGCGCCGGAGACTGACCAGGGTCAGGTCATGCAGCTCGCGGTGCCCGGCGCCGCGGCGTACCGGGAGATCGTCCTGACGGCGAGGTCTCCGGGCGTCTGTTTCTTCGGCCTCCGGGTCAAGGAGCCGCAGCCATGGCTGCCGGGGGTGCGGTTCGACTACGGGAGCTTGCCGCCGTCATGAAAGTCCTGATCACCGGAGGGGCGGGCTTCGTTGGGCGTGCCTTCACGCGCCGGCTGGCCGACGACGGCCATCTGGTCATTATCGTTGACGATTTGTCGACCGGACTGGAGCGTTGGAAGTGGGTGGTCCAGCCGAAGAACCTGTTTGGTTTCCAGTTCACGGCCATGGACTGTCGACAATGGTTCAAGCATAACGTCGCCAGTGAGTTCGATCTGGTCATCCACTGCGCCGCGGTGGTCGGCGGCCGGCTGAACATCGAGGGCGACCCGCTCGGCGTGGCGGCCGACCTGGCGATCGACAGCGACCTGTTCAACTGGTGCACGCAGTCCAAGACGATGCCCAGGGTCATCTACTTCTCGTCGTCGGCCGCCTACCCGGTTGAACTGCAGACCCGCGACAACAACTGCGATCTCGTCGAGACCTACCTGCACTTCGACGGCACGCGGGTCGGCATGCCTGACATGACCTACGGCTGGTCCAAGCTGTCCGGCGAGTACCTGGCCAAGATCGCCGCCGAGAGGTACGGCCTCGACGTGAAGGTGTACCGGCCGTTCGGCGGCTACGGCGAGGATCAGGACATGACCTACCCGTTCCCCTCGATCATCCGTCGCGTCCTCCGGCGCGAGGATCCGATCACGGTCTGGGGCTCCGGCGACCAGCAGCGCGACTTCATCCACGTCGACGATATCGTCGAGGCGGTGCTGCAGACCATGGACCCGCTTCCAGCGGGCGAGCCCCTGAACCTCGGGACGGGTCGCGGCGTGTCGTTCCGCGACTTGGCGGCGATGGCGCATACGCAGTTCGGGGGACCGACATCGACCTGCAACATCGTCAACGACTCGACCAAGCCCGAGGGCGTCTTCCGCCGCGTCGCCGATACTTACAAGCTGCTCCAGTATTACCGGCCGAAGATCACCCTGGAGGAGGGCATCGACCGCGTCGGCAGGCACCTCAAGAAAGCGCTTGACGGCGCCGAGGCTCTAGTGTAGTTAGGATGACTACATAGGGGACCAGCCATGATTCTTAGCTACGCCAGGGTGAGCACCGTCGAACAGGCCGAGGACGGCGCCACGTCGATCGACGAGCAGGTTCGAAAGGCCAAGGCCGTCGCCGACCTGCGCGGCGCCTCGGCGTTCGACTTCGTGATCTTCACCGACAAGGGCATCTCCGGCAGCATCCCGCTGAGCGAGCGGCCGGCGGGCAAGGACATGCTGGCGACGGCCAAGCCGGGCGACGTGATCGTGGCGAGCAAGATGGATCGGCTGTTCCGATCGGCGTCCGACGCGCTCAACACCGCGGAGATGCTGAAGTCTCGCAAGGTCCACTTGATCCTGGTCGACATGGGCACCAGCCCGGTGACCGAGAACGGCACGGCCAAGATGTTTTTTGGGATGCTGGCTCTGGTCGCCGAGTTCGAGCGCGAGCGGATCAACGAGCGCACCGAAGACGGCCGCCGCGGCAAGCGGCGCAACAACGGCCACCTCGGCGGCGAGGCGCCCTACGGCTATCGCGTCGTCGGCGCCAAGCGCGAGTCCAGGCTGGAGCCGGTGCCCGCGGAGCAGCGGATCGTGAAGGAAGTCCTGACACTCGCTGAGCAGAAGCTGACCTCGTGGAACATTGCCAGGGCGCTCAACGAGAGGGGCCACAGGAATCGAACCAGCAAGCCGTTCGAGTGCTTCCAGGTCAAGCGGATCATGGAGCGGGCGCATGCAGATCACCGCTGACTTCGGCGATCTCTGTCGCACTGTTTGTCCGAACTGCGCCCAGGGCGTCGAGGTCCGCTACCGACCTGAGACCCGGGAGTACGTTCACGACGTTCGGCGGGGAAACTCGGTCTCGCACGGACTCTGTCTCGCCAATGGCCTGTGGAAAAAGTATCAGGACAAGGCCAGATGAATTTTAAATTACCGCCATTTTATATTACTAGAACGCTTTTGGGCTTCGGTCCTGGCGAGCCCGATCTTAACAGAATATCGTTGCAGATGCCTTATGGAGTGTTTGTCCTTTGCGAAATGAACGAGCCGCGTTCAGAAAAAGATATTAATCGTTGGCATCAACTTGCTGCTATACTTTCTAAAAATTGGGATGAGCATGGGAAATCGTAAGTTCGCGCAGGACTTCTTCAACCAGGCGGTCTCCGCGGTCAACGACCAGCAGAACCCGACCCGGCTGAATCACGCCTATCAGCTTTTCTCGTCGGCGTGCCTGACCGACCCGACCTGGGGCGAGGCGTGGTATTGGTCCGGCAACAACAATAACGACCTGAACCTGTTCCCGGCCGCCATCGCCTGCTGGCGTCAGGCTGCCGACAACATCGCCGACAAGACGCTCAAGGCCAAGGCGATGTGCAACCTCGCCTGGCGCCTGCACGGCCTCGGCTTCGTCCAGGAAGCCTACGACTTCGCCATGGCGTCGCTGTCGCTCGACGACACGCTCGACGCGACCTGGGTCAATCTCTCGGTGATCCACACCACGCTGGATCAGCCGCAGACCGCGCTGTCCTGCGCCCTGCAGGGCTTCAAGCTGTCCGGCATCGCCATGAACGAGTTCGCGCTGGGCATGGCCTACCTGTTCGACCGGCAGTGGGCCAAGGGCTTCAAGCACCTCGAAGCGCGGTTTGCCTACCGGCTGAAGAACTACCTGCAGTTCCCCTATCCGAAGTGGAACGGCGAGCCGGACAAGCAGGTCTACCTGTCGGCCGACCAGGGCATCGGCGACACGCTGAGCTTCGCCCGCTTTCTGCCGGCGGCCTGCAAGCGTGCCAAGTTCGTTCACGCCCACATCCAGCCGGAGCTGTTGCTGCTGTTCCAGCGCGCGTTCTTCGACATCCCGAATCTCAATCTGGTGCCGAACGGCAACCAGTTCCCGCCGGCCGACGTGTGGACGACGTTTGTCAGTCTGCCAGCGGTGCTCGGGCTGACCGACGACGAGATCGTCGGCGCCAAGAACATCCATGTCGATCAGTACGACTTCACGGCGAACTGGCGCATCCCGGATCGCAAGATACACATCGGCATTGCGTGGGCCGGCAGCCCGCTCAACGACATCGACAGGCACCGCAACATCCCGGTGACGCAGTTTCTGGACCTGTACAAGATACCGGGGGTTCAGCTCTACTCGCTGCAGAAGTCCGATCGCAACAAGGAGCTGTACGACTCCGGCAGCATGGCGCTGATCTGGGACTTGTGCCCATACATCGCCTCGATCGTCGACACCATGGCGCTGATCCGCAAGCTGGACCTGGTGATTTGCTGCGAGTCGGCGCTGGCGCACATGTGCTCGATGCTCGGCGTCGAGTGCTGGGTGCCCTACAGCTATCTCGGCAAGGATTACCGGATTGGCGTCGACGGTAAGGATGTGCTGTGGTCGCCCAGGCACCGGGTCTTCCGCCAGGGGCCGGATCAGCAGTGGGGTCCGGTGTTCAAGGAGATCGAGGCGGCGTTGCAAGAGAGGCTTCAAAAATGAAAATTTATCTTGCGGGTCCAATGCGGGGCATTCCTGAGTTCAACTTTCCAGCTTTTCGCGAAGCTGCTGCCAAATTACGTGCGGGTGGACATTTTGTTTTTAGTCCCAACGAGCGCGACTATAAAGTTCACGGTGTTGATATATCGAGGGGAAATGTTGCCGGCGATGAAAAGCAAGCTGCTGCGGAGCACGGCTTTAATTTGAGGGAGGCTTTGGCTGACGATTTGATTTTCATTTGTCGAGAGGCTGATGCCGTTGCGTTGCTGCCTGGATGGGAAAATAGCAAGGGAGCAAATGCCGAGCGTGCAGCAGCGGTGGCCTTGGGTCTTAAAATTATTATCTTGTAATGAACACCATCCTGAAAATAGACCTGACCCTCGCCGGCAAGCACGTCGCGTTCGACATGTCGGTCGACGCCACTTGTCCGACTGACCAGGAGTTTATGACCGCGATCAGGCTGGCGACCTGTCCAGAGCCCGAGGTCTGCCACTTGATGGCGCGGGCGCTGCGGCCGGGCGACTTCGCCGTCGACGGCGGCGCCAATATAGGCTTCTTCACCGTGCTGATGTCCAAGCTGGTTGGGTCGCACGGGTACGTTCTGGCGGTGGAGCCCGGCTCGAACAACATCTTCAAGCTGGAAGATAATATCGAGATCAACCACTGCTCCAACGTCGAGATCGTCAAGGCGCCCCTCTGGCATAAGCACGAGAAAGTGCTCCTGCACATGTGCTCGGATGGCGGCAAGAACTCGCTGGCTCCCCACGCCGGCACGCGCGGTGCCGCGCCGTTTTTTGGCGTGAAACTGAACGACTTCGCTGACGGGGAAATAGTCGGAAATATCCGGTTGATCAAGCTTGACATCGAGGGCGCCGAGGCCAAAGCTCTGGAAGGTGCGACCGCGTTTCTGGGCAAGTGTCCGTTCATCGTCATGGAATTGAACGTCGAGGCGTTGCCGAAGTTCAACAGCAGCGTGACTGGCATCTGCGACTTTCTCCGCCCGCACGGCTACGAGCCGTTCCTGTTGCATCCTGACGGCGCGCTCCCGACCTATATTCCGCGGCTGACCAAGGTCGTTCCCAGCCGCCTGAACTGGAACGTGCTGTTCGCCTCGTTCGACGCGGTGAGCGAGGCTTGGCCGGAGATCGTGGCATGATCACGGATGACGAGTTCTCGGTGCTGATGATCGCGGCGCGGGGTGAATACATGCTGGCGATCGGTCATTGGGAGCAGCCGACGCGGCACCTCGAAGCCGAAGGTTTGCTGAAAAAGGAGATGCTTAATGGTGGCTGGCAGTACACCATCACCGATGCTGGTCGTGCCGCTATCCGGGAGCGCGAGCAGGAAGAAGACCGGCAGCTCGGCGCCATTATCGAGAAGGCGTCCAGCATGGACGCGGCTCAGCAATCGTGTCGCAACTACGCGGAGCAGGCCGCTCAGGCCATCGCGAATTGTGCCAGGGAGTCGGTGAAGACCACCGGCAACGCCGAGCAGGCGGACGCCGAGCGCTGGGTGCGGGTCATCCTGGAGCGTGTGAAGGATTTGCTCGGTGGGTAAAACCAGAAAGACTTTGTTTGGCTCGACGCCGCGCCCGGATCTGGACCAGCTGGTAAAAGAGGCTGTTGACCGGTTTAATGCGTTATCGTCGGAGCAGCAAAAAGAAATGTATAGAGCGCAGCGCAAGTCGTGGGTGGTCGGCGAGATGATATTGGAACATCTAGAAATGTCTCGCGAGGAAGCAGAAGCGCTTTACGACAAGGTTTGTTATTGATGGATGAGGACGCGCAGTTTTTCACGCAGCACCCAGACCGCTACGCGCACATCCGCGAGCCGAGGCAAGTGCTGGTCAAGTTGCCGTCGCGGCAGGTGAAGTACGTGCCGGAGAGCCAGGGCGAGTTCTGGAGTCTTGGCGCCCACGATAATAATCGGCGGCGCATCCTGCTGTGGCGCGTGCCGGAAGGTCATCCGAACTACGATCCGAAGGAAGTCAAAATCCTGAAGATCCCGTTCCTGCTTTTTTCCGACGAGACGGTGGAAGATGCCGACGCGGTGCTGCTTCCGATAATCCACCAGATCATGACTGATGCAGCCAGAAAACAAGGAGCCTGACATGTCGATTGGCGAAGACCGGGTACGAACGCAGTTCAATCCGAGCGCAAACACTGTGGTCGATCAGATCAAGCAGGAATCGGCCGCGCTGATCAATCTATGTGAAGGAATAAAGATCAACGGCGGCGACGCCCGCTGCGTCGCGCTGGCGCAGACGGCCTACGAGGAGGCGGCCATGTGGGCGGTCAAGGCGGCGACATCCTGATGGAGTGCCAAGTCGCTGCCGAGTTTTCGGTTGGAGACAAGGTGTGGGTCGACGGCTGTCGGGAGCTTACTGGCATAATAACTGCGATCCAGTGGCGGCATGTCGATATGGTTAATTTCGAGGTGTCTTGGATTTCTAACGGCGAGCCCAAGATCGCTCTGATCGAAAGCTGGCGTTTAACTTTGGCATCGCCATGAGATGGTCGCGCTCGGTCTATAGCTCCAACGTCTCGGAAGTCGGCTACGACTCCGATGCCGAGGAGTTGCTGATCACCTGGCTGAAAAGCGGCCGGGTGAGTGCCTACGCGGGCGTGCCAGAGGATGTCGCCGAGGCCTGCTCGCGGGCGCCGAGCGTCGGGTCGTTTGTCAATTCCGAGATCAAGCCGTTTTATCAGCACAGGTATACGTGAGGAAGGAGTAACTAAAAAATGAGCGAGCATACAGGCTACCCGGTAATCCTCAATGGCGACCACGCCGAGTTTGAACGGGAATGGGCAGCAAGCGGGCGGCCCCCGCAAGAGCGTCCTGACTGGCCCCTGCCGTCATTCGACGCTCGCGATTGGGCGCAAGCCTTTCTCAAGATTAATACAGACTGCGGAATTTCCGAGGACGTGATGGTCGGATGGTTCGCAAACGCTTTGATGCGTGGCTACGATCAGCCTCGGGCTTAACGTAATGAACGACGAACCCCAGATACCGACCAACTCTGATCGCTTCCGTAAGATGGCCGAGCGCATCGACCTGAACAGGGACGACGGTTTCGGCGGCGCGTGCGTCATCGTTCCGCCGACCGGCGCCGGCGCCAACCCGATCGAGATACTGATCGTCCTGCCTCCCGGCGGCGTCGGCGACCTGGTGCAGTTCTTCGCCATGGTCAGCTCTCGCGTCCAGCGAGAGATCGACGAGGCGTCGAACCAGATGTCCATTGCGCAGGGGTTCGGCCGGCGATAACCTGCCGGCATGGCAGGTTGGCCCAGAGCGAAGCGCAACAAGGCGGAAGCTGCGTTTTATCAGTTCCTCAAGCGCTGCTACGTCAATTCGAAGGATGCCGGCCGGATTTGCCTCGGCGACAGTCTGTACGATGGCCAGATCAAGTTCATCTCGACCGTATTCGATGCGCTTGAGCAGGACATCCACAAGATTTTTGTCCTGAAGTCGCGCCAATTGGGCCTGTCGACCATCGCTCGCGCACTGTCTATTTTCTACCTTGGCACTCATGAGGGGCTCAAGGGCGCGCTTGTGTTCGACACGGCGCCGCACAAGGAGTCGGCCCGCAAAGAACTCGTGACCATGGTGCAGAATTTGCCGGCAACCCTGAAATTTCCTCGGGTCAAGGGCACCGGGTCCGGCAACCGCGACAGCTTCGAATTGGTCAACGACTCGTCGATGCTGTTCATGTCGGCCGGCGTCAAGAAGTCGAAGTCGAGTGGCACCCTTGGCCGATCCGAAGGCTTGTCCCTGGCGCATCTGTCCGAGCTGTGCTCGTTCGACAACGACGAGGGCCTGAAGTCATTCGAGCAGTCGCTGTCGGAAGAACATCCCGACCGGCTTTATGTGTACGAGTCTACGGCGCGCGGTTTCAATTCCTGGTACGTGATGTGGAAGCGCGCCAAGAAGGACGAGGCCCACTGCAAGTGCCTGTTCCTCGGCTGGTGGTCCAAACCGCTGCAACGTATCGACAGGGATCATGCCGACTTCGCGACTTACGGTATTCAGCCACCGACCGAGAAAGAACTGGAAAAGATAAGGGCGGTCAAGACGCTTTACGATCATGACATCATGCCCGAGCAGCTGGCTTGGGTGCGGCGCAAGTTCGATCCCAACTTCGATGACGATGAGGACTACGACGATGGTGAAGACGACTCGATCATGCTTGCCGAGCAGGCTTGGACCGAAGAAGAAGCGTTCCAGCAGAGCGGCGCGGTCTTTTTTGGCGCGCAGCAGCTCACCGACCAGAGTAACAAGCACGTCGTTCACAAGGCCAAGACCTACATGTACATGGCCGGCGACAACTTCACCGACATGCGGATATATCCGGCGCAGAACATGCGTTCTATCGAACTCAAGGTCTGGGAGGAGCCGGAGAATGGTGCGCAGTATGTCCTGGCTGCCGACCCGGCTTTTGGCGAGAATGAGAATAACGATCGCTCGGCGATCGAGGTGTTCCGATGCTATGCTGATGGTCTGGATCAGGTGGCAGAATACGCTTGGCCACTGATCACGACCCGGCAGTTTGCCTGGGTCATCGCCAGTCTTCTCGGCTGGTACGGCAGCAACGGCTCGGACATCAGCTACATCCTGGAGATTAACGGTCCCGGCTCGGCCGTGTTCAACGAGCTGCGGTCGCTTAAATTCCAGATCGACAACGATCGCAGCCAGCGCAAGGACTTGGAGGACCGCGGGCTGACCAGCATCTTCAAGAACGTCAAGACCTACATCTACACGCGCGTCGACGCCATGGGCGTCGGGTCTAACTATCACTGGGAAACGGCGACCAAGCGCAAGATCATGATCATGGAGCGCCTGCGCGACTTCGTGTCGACCGGCAAGATGCGGATTAGATCGGCGGCGCTGGTCGAGGAGATGAAGACCGTTGCGCGGGAGGGCGACTCCATCGGGGCGCCGCAGAGCACGCGCGACGATCGCGTGGTGGCCGCGGCGATGGCGTCGTACTACTGGGACACCAAGATCAAGAACATCATGATCTCGCGCCGGCAGACCCGAGAGGCTGAGCAGGCGCGCAAGCGGGCGTCGATCGTCGATCAGGTCGCCTTGTTCAATCGCAACCACCTTGATATGTTCTTCAAGCAGAAGCAGGCGACCCGGACGGTCCAGCAGCGGGTGGCGATGCGGAATGCTTGGAGATATCGATGAAATTGCGTTGTCCCCTGCCGGAGTGTCGCAAGACCTTCCCGTGGGACGCCAGCACCCCGCATCCGAAGTTCTGCCCGGTCTGCGGCGGCGGCATCGGCACCTCGGATGCGGAGGACAGCGCCGTGGTGATGCCGTTCATCCGTAGCGCCAGGATGGCGGCGACGGACAGGACTTATCGCCAGATGGAGGCTGGGTCCGAGGTCAGGGTCGAGAAGGCTGCCGAACTGACGGGTGCGACCAAGGAGGACATGGCGTCGCTGCGCATCACCGACATGAACGACAACATGCGGGCGGGCGACATCGCGGCCAAGGAGGCCGACGCAGCCATGGCGCGGCTCAAGTCGACCACGCCGGCTCCGATCGGCTTTCAGCCCAACGGCGCGGAGTTTAGCGCCGGTATCGCCCAGGGCGCTGTGGCGCTCAATGGTCGGGTGACGACGGGCATCGAGCCGAATGCCGGCGCCCGCGCGGCGCAGCGAGTCTCGCGCAAGATGCAGGGGTGGTAAGTGATAACCGTTCCCACGGGTGAACGTGACCTCGTAGCTTTTGCCAACGAACATATCGAGATGTGCCGCATCAGCGTCGGGAAGCGGGCGTCGGAATGCCGACTGATGAACGTCATTGCCGAGACCGGGCGCTACGACGGCACCAAGTCTTTGATCAACATGCTGACGACGCACCTTAATCGCACGGCGTCGCACCTGTTCAGCCCGGTTGAACTGAAATTCTCGGTCGATTTCGAGCGCACTTATCCGAAGAACTACCTGCAGCGCGCCGCGGTGGTCGCCAAGATTCTGACGCGCTCGTGGGAGCGGTCCAACATCGATCACGTCTTCGCCCTGGGCGTCTTCCAGGCGCTGAAGTACGGCGCGTGCCTGCTCAAGCAGTGGGTGCAGACCGAGGGGCCGAGCCAGACGCCGCACTATTACAAGAAACTGGTCATGCCCTGGCAGTTCGGGGTGTACAACGAGGCCGAGAACGAGATCGACCGCCAGCCGGCGATGGTCGAGACCACGACCATGACGCTGCCCGAGGTGTGGCGGCGCATTTACCATCTGCCGAACGCCAAGAAGCTGTTCGACCGGATTCGCAGCCACGCCATGCGCGGGCAGGCGATGTCGGACCCGCAGTCTTACTTCCACCAGGTGCTGTCGACCTCGCAGTTGCAGACCGGCGTCAGCGGGGCGACCCGCCCGTTGCCGGGCGGCATCGTGCAGCTCAACAACGACCCGAACTACGCCATCATGGGGCCGCAGGTCGGCGCCGAGGTGGTCAGTGTCCACGAGCTCTGGATTCAGGACGACGATGACTACACGACTATCATCATGGTCGAGCCGGACATCATCATCGCGCCGTTCGGCAAGAAGATGAATCTGACCGGCGTCGACCTGTTGCAGCCGTACACGCTGATCCAGCCGAACGAGGTGGCGAACTGGTTCTGGGGCCGGTCGGAGCTGGTCGACCTGATTGAGCCGCAGGGCCTGCTGTCGTCGTGGTGCGACGACGCCAAGCGGCTGTTCGGGCTGCAGGTCGACCGCATCCTGGGATTCATCGGGGACAACGGCATCGACGACGAGAAGTACGGCCAGTTCCGCGGCGCCGGCTGGATGAATCTCCAGCAGGGCTCGGACATCAAGGATCTGACGCCGAAGATTTTCCCCGAGATGCTGCCGATGATCAAGTTCGTCATCGAGCAGATCAACTGGCTGTCGGGCTTCCCCAACATCATGCAGGGTCAGGGCGAGCCTGGGGTTCGGGCCGGGTCGCATGCCGACACGCTGATGAAGACGGCCTCGCCGTACCTGCGCGACCGCGCGCTCTTAGTGGAGCGGCAGGTCGCCACGGCGGCCGACAAGACGCTGGCGCTCAAGGAGGCGAAGGACGGCAGCAATTACTGGGTCGACGGCAGCACAGTTAAGACGATGGACGATACGCAGTTCAAGCTGACCGACCTGCCGGATGACTGGCGGGTCAGCGTCGATTCGCACTCGTCGAGCCCGATATTCTCCGACGAGAACACGCAGCTGATCATGGCTGGTGCCAAGATGGGCGCGGTGACGACGGAGTACGTCGTCGACAACTTGCCGTTTCCGAACAAGGAAGAGGCCAAGGCCCAGAAGAAGGAGCAGGACGAGCAGAAGCAGATTCAGATGCAGAAGCTCATCGCGGAGAATCCCGATCTCGGCGAGTTCCTCGCCAAGAAGCAGATTGGTGGTGGCAAGCGCTAGTTTCCGCGTCCGTTGAAGCCTGGGACCGGAGACAGCACGGCGGGGCCGCGCATCGCGGCGCGGATACCAGGATCGCTCTCGGCGGCTTTCTGAAACTCGGCCTGCGTGCGCTGCTGGTGCAGCGAGCGAGCGACGTGGGCCTGCTTGGACATGTCCAGGTTTTCCATCATTCGGCCGGTGACTGATCCGATCATGAAGTTTGCGGTCTGGCCGAAATCGTCGACGATATTGAGATTGCCGTCGCCGAAGGATGACCACGCTTTGATTGCGGCTTCCTCGGTCTTGAAAACGAACTGCCAGACGGCCGGCGTCTCGCCGAAAGCGATGGTGATGACGTGCATTTTAGTTGGCTCCTTGCCTGAAGTTTTCCACCCACACCAGGAATTCCTTGATCGGTATCCTGATGGCGTGGCGTTTTCCGAAGCGGTAAATCGGCGGTAGTGGACCGGGTATTTTGGCGGGTCTGGATTTTGATTCGGGGCTTACCCAGCCGTAGATTGTTTCGACGCTGACGCCAAGATAGCGCGCGGCATCCTTGACGGTCCAAAAATTTTTTTCCGAACGTGGAAGTTCGTTTGGGGCCGCAGGTTTCATCGAAATCGGAACCTATAGGATTTCCGCTTTGAAGGCAACAGCCCGCATTAAAGGCTTTGACTAGGGGATTGTCCGCGGCAGGTAAAGTATCGCAGTGCCGCTACGAAATGGTTCGGTGCGGTTGCGTCAACCCAAATCCTGAGAGGAGAATCATCATGATGGTTCGGAATCGGAAGCACAAGCGCAAGGGTCGCAAGTAACCCACCGATGCCTGCAATGACGCCCCCACCCGCCGCAGCTCCGCAACAGCCTCCTGGTGCGGGACAACCGCAACAGCCTCCCATGGGGTCGTCGTCAGCCACAGGGCCGACGCCGAACAAGGGGTACGAGGCGGCGGCGATGCAGCGGGTGGGGGTTCTCGTCAAGCAGATGACCGAGATATTACCCCAGGTCGGCGCCACGTCCGATCTCGGGCAAGCTCTCATGAAGTCGATCACGGCGCTGGCCAAGCATGTGCCGCCGGGATCGACCAACAACGCGGCCGAGAAGAATCAGATCGAGAAGATGGCGATCCAGAATCAGCAGAACGGCCAGATGCAGCAGCAGCTCAAGGCGCAGCCGCCGGCCGGCATGCCGCAAGCGCCGCAGATGCCGAAGGCCGCGTGATGCCCGATTTTTTGAAAATTGTTGACGAGTGCCCAGAAAATGTCAGGCGATATGTTTCGCAGACGTTGCTGGTTCACGAGCATTCTCGCATTCTTCGCGAGATCGACGCTTTCAAAAACATGGCAATATGTATGGGTTACGACTTGACGAAAAGTTGCGATTGTGCGCGTTCGGTTTTTAGCGCGGTTAGCGATGGTTTCGATGAGTCTGAGAAGGCCGCGTGATGGACATCTTCGAAGAAAAAATGTCGGACGTGCCCGAGCAGAAACCGGTCAAGGTCGCTCAGAGCATGGCTGAGAAGTCTGCCAACATGGCGCCGGGGCAGATGGGGGATTTCGGTGCTCGATCCGTCGAGCACGTCGCGCGGCCGCGCTACGGCCACAAGGTTTGAGGAGATCACGATGTCGAACGTCAACATCTTTCAGAATTCCGCCAAGTCCGTACCGACCGGCGACGAGCAGATCATCCGGGTCGATATGGAGCAGATCGACATCCAGGGTCGCAAGAGCCATCTGCCGCAGACCATGAAGTCCGGCGCGCTCGGCATCAACCACGTGCCGAATGCCGGCTCGACGACGGGGAAGTAGCCGATGCCGACCGTCGAGATTGACGAGGTTCAGCTGCAGCAGAACAACCGGCTGCGGCAGACCGTCGAGACCTGGATGAAGAATCCGAAAGCCAAGCGCAAGATTCTCGAAGCGCAGAAGCTGGTCGACCCGAAGGCCGAGATTCCCGAACTCGACGAGCCCGATCCGATCGAGGCGGTGCGAACCGAGGCTGCGGACAGGATCGCCGCGCTGGAGAAGAAGATCGCCGACGACGCCGCGGCGCGCGAGCGCGACGGCCGCCTGACGCAGCTTCAGATGCTGAAGGACACCGGCATCAAGACGCTGCGCGAGCGCCGCTACACCGACGACGGCATCAAGGCCATCGAGAAGATCATGGAGGACAAGGGCATCCTCGATCCGCTCGACGCCGCCGCGATCTTCGACCGCGATCATCCGCCGCAGGTGCCGATCCAGCAGACCGGAACGGGCGGCTGGAATTTCGGCGAGCTTCCCAATTCGACCGACGACGCCGACGACAAGTACATCGACAGTCTTCTGAAGGCCGGCAAGAACGGCATCTCGGACGGCGCGCTGATGAACCGCGTCGGCAATACGATCAACGAGGCTCGCGGTAGCACGCGGCGCTAATTTAGGAGGTTGAGTTGCCACTTCCCGGTATTGGCGTCGCCCCGGCTGCGGGCAGTTTGTACAACGAGCTAGCTTCAGCGACCCGTCGTGCATTCGTCCCGCGTCTTTTTGTTCAGATTTACTTCGGAAGTCCCACGCTGTTCTACATGACCGGCAATGCGCAGCGCGCGGCCGGCGGACTCAACCAGATTACCGTGCCGGCGCAAGGCCAGAGCATGGTGCAGGGCCAGTTTACCGGGTACGGCGGGGGCTTCAACAGTCCCGTCATCACACCGGGGATTCAGAACCTCCAGTTCAATCTCGCGTACTGGGTCGTGCCGATCCCGCTGCCCTTCGGCGAGACGATCATCCAGGCGACCGACCGCGAGATATCGATTCTCAAGGCGCGCATGAATGACGTGTACGCCGTGACCCGCCAGAACATGGCGCGGCTGATGTTCACCAACAATTCCGGCAATCCGCTGCTGCCGAACAGCTACCAGGACGCCTTCGACAACGGCACCAACTTTCCGACCTACGGCGGCATCAACCGCAACAACGCCGGCAACTCGGCCTTCAAGGGCCAGTACATCAACCTGAACTCGGGCACGTTCTCGCTCGGGACCGTGGGATTCACCCGCAAGTCGATGGCGACGCTGCTCTCCTACGTCACCGACCAGGCGGGCGGCGAGGCGCCGACCTACGTGGTGATGAATCCCGGCGACTACGCGACGCTCAACCTGGACTTCATCGGGATCGAGCAGATCAACCCGCCGCCGGGCTCGCAGTTCACCATGGACACCGCCGTCCGGTCGAGCTTCCCGAACCTGTTCGTTTCCGGTGTGCCGATCTTCGCCGACCACTTCGTGCCGCAGGGCAACGTGTACGGCGTCAACGTCAAGTACACGTCGATGTACCTGTCCGAGGACGCGGCGTTCGACTTCTCCGGCTTCTACTCGCTGGTGCCGCTCGGTCAGATCGGCCAGCAGGGCGTGGTCGTGGTCGGCTACGACATCATCACCGCGAAGCCCTCGTCTGGTTTCTGGGGCTACAACCTTTTGGGCAACCAGTACTAAGGAGACCGTTCTATGCCTGGTCCTTTGAGCGGTCCTGGTCTTGGGCTGCAGCTTCCGCAGTACCTCTACCCGACCGAACTGAACTACGCGCCCTACGACGCCAGCACCAACCGCGTGGCGCTCGGTCCCGGCGAGCAGTTGCCGATCCCGGCCGGCACTTGGTATGTCGGCCTCGGGTTCTACTGCGTGCTGCAGTACATGGATCCGGTCACGGGCACCTGGGCCTTCGGCTCGTCGGCGGCCTATGGTGGCCGCGGCTTCATCTACGTCAAGAGCGACGGCTTCAACGTCCGTGTCGCCAACCTGACCGGCTGTCCGACCGGCGCCGTGGTGTCGGTGCAGGGCACCAACTACGTGCAGGCGACGACCGCGGTCACTGTGACCGGTGGTGGCGGCTCGCTGTGGCAGCCGATCGTCGGCGGCGCACTGGGCTTCTCCTCGGTGGTGACGGCCAATGCCGGTGCCGGCTACGGCGTGCCCCCGATCGTGCTCATTCCGCCGCCGCCCCCCGGCCCGAACAACCCGAACGGTGTTGGCGGCATCCAGGCGTCCGGTTTTTGCGGCATCGCCAGCGGCACGATCTCGGGCTTCACCTTCACCAATCCGGGTGCCGGCTACGCCACGGCGCCGACGCCCGTCATCCTGCCGAATCCGACCGATCCTAACATCAACGTCGGCATCACGACCGGCACGCTGTCGTTCTCGCTGATCACGGGTGGCGGGCTGACCGGCTGTCTCTGCACGAACAACGGCGCGCCGCTGTCGAACCCGAACAACATCAGCCTCACCGTCACTGGTGCGGGCACCAGCGCTTCGCTGACGGCGTTCTCGATGCAGACCGTCACGTCGGCCACGGTGTCGACCGGCGCGGCTGCCGGCTACGGTACGGTCTCGGCCCTGATCACCACGGTCGGCGGTGCGCCGCCGCAGGGCTCGATCACGAACAACCCGGACTACAAGTACCTCGCGTGGTTGCCGCGGCCGGCGCAGATCGGCCTCACCGTGACCGGCGCGGGCTCGCTGGCGCCGCAGGCCGGCGCGATCTACGACGGAGGGCTGTTCAACACCAACACGGCGCCTGGCTTCGTCACGGCTCTCCAGCTCGGGCTGGCCGGCACCGGGACTATCAACGCCGCGGGTGTCGCCCTGACCATGGGCAGCGCCGCTGACATCGTGATCCTGCAACCGGCGCCGTAAATGGCCGAGACGTTCAGCATTGCTGTTACCGGCGTCGAGTCTGACAGCCGGTTTCAGCTTGCGAAGCAGCTGACGATTGGCGACTCGGTCTGCCAGACTGCCGGTGACGAGCAGAATGCCATGCAGCTGGGGACCGCGTTCCTGGTGAAGATGCCGGATGGCTCTCAGGTGTGGCACACTTACGATGCCGAGCGGTCAATTCCCGGTGCTTCGCTGGTGCTGCGTCGGTTATACTGATGGCAGAGAGGTCTTTCTGCCATGGCCCTGACCGCCTACGAGACGAATCTTCAGAACCTGCTGCAATTGCCGAGCGCCCCGGCGACGCTCTACCCGACATCGAACCTCGACATCTGGATCAATATCGCTCGCGGGCAATTAGCGGGCGAGGGCGAGTGCATACGGGCTATTGGTACGCTTACGACTGTCGTTGGCCAAAGGCAATACAACTTCTCCAGCCTTAATTTCGGTTTATCAGCGGCGACCGGCATTCAGGGCGCCATCAACGTGCGCCGGATTTCCTACAACGTGGCGTCCGGCCAGTTGTGGATGACGCCGCGGGAGTGGGAGTATTTTGATCTCTACTGCGTCAACAATCCGGTCCCGGTCGGCGGCCCGCCAGCGACGTGGGCGCAGTATGGCCAGGGCTCGGCGACGCCTTCGACTGGTTCGGCTGCCACCGGCAGCTTCTGGATCGATCCGCCACCGGATTACGTTTACACGCTGAACTGCGACTGCACTTGCTACCCGATTCCGCTGGTCGACAATACGACGGTCGAGGCGATCCCCTACCTGTGGACAGACGCGGTGCCGTTCTTCGCCGCGTTTTATGCTTTCCTGACGGCGCAGACTGGGGCACGGCAGGATGATGCCGACCGCATGTATAACCGCTACAAGGAATTCATGAACCGGGCTCGCATGGCGGCGAACCCGAGCGTCAACCGCTCGCAATATGAGCAGGCGGCTGATCCGGCCTCGATCAACAAGCTGGGTGTGCAGCGCTCGGCGCAGGGTGGCGGCTGATGGCGCAGCTGTTCGACTATCAGAAGCAGGCTCAGCGGTTTCTTCGCGAGAAGAAGCAGGATCTGATCAATCCCGAGGACTTGATCGTTTACATCAACCGGGCGCGGCGCGAGGTGGCGATGCGGACGCAGTGCATCCGGGTGCTGACCCGGATCAGCGCTCCGATTCAGACTGCGAGCGTGATTGTTGGGGGCACTGGCTACAGTTCGACGCCAACGATCAGCATAACACCACCTGATTTTCCTGGTGGCAGCGGGCTAAATCCTCTTGGAGCGCAGGCGACCGGTTCGCTGACGGTACAGGGCGGATCGATCACAGCTTGCGGCGTGACTTACGGCGGCGACGGTTACTTTCAGCCGATCGCGACGATCACGGATGCGGCCGGCACCGGGGCATCGGTGTCGCTGTTCACGGCGCCGATCAACCAATTGAACGCAGGCCAGGAAGTTTATCCGTTCTCGGGCGTATATCTAGCGGCAAATCCTGGCGTGCAGTCTGTTTTTGCTGTGCAGAGTATCAGCATCATCTACGCGAACTACCGCTACAGCCTTCCGGTTTATAGTTTCTCAATTTACCAATCGATGATTCGCCAATATCCGTTTCAGTATCAGTATGTGCCGACGTTCGCGTCGCAGTATGGGCAAGGCACTGCCGGTTCTTTTTATGTTTATCCGCTTCCAAGCGAGACGTACCAGTACGAATTAGATTGCTACTGTCTGCCGTCCGATTTGACACGCAATTTGGATTACGAGGTAATACCTGACCCGTGGACCGATGCTATCGCATACTTCGCTGCGCACCAAGGCATGCTCGACATGCAGAATTACAACATTAGCAAATACTATTTGGAACTGTTCAACAGTCAGCTTGGCATTTATTCGCACTCGGCGCGAGTGGGTCGAGCAGTTAATCCTAATGGGCGCTTTTAACGATGGCCTATGCTATTTCATACATGTCAGCATCGCGCACTCAATCACGATCCACCACCCTCTTATACAGCCGGGGCAGAATTGCTTCGCGGGTAATCTTGTTCAGCATCTTCCGGTTGGTAGCGTCGTATTTCAGCCCGCGGCGAGCGTCATCGGTGATTCGGCGAATGACCTCGCTTGTCGTCAAGCCTAGCGCGCTGGCTTCTGCTTGGAGCCATTCGAATTGGGACTTGCTGAACGTCACTGACTGCCTGGGCATGTGGCGCAGTATTGCACCACTTTACGGGGATGTCAACTGATGCCCATCCCCAATCCCGAACCAGCTAAACTGCCGGCCAATCCCTACTCGCCGTCGCTGCCCGACCCGCAGATGATGGAGCAGTTCGGCGGCATCAACACGTCGACGACCCGCGCGGGTGTGCCCGACAGCATGTGCTACTGGATCGACGGCTTCATGCCGATCGCTCCGCGTAATCTTCGGACGCTGCCTGGCGTTGGCCCGCAGCTTCGGCCCACCTTCGGCGCGACGATCGTCGCGTTCGGTTTCTACAATATCGGCGCGATACCCTACGCCATCTACTTCCTGTCGGACGGCTCGGTCGAGACGACCAACACGACGGGTACTCCGGTCACGGTGCAAATTCTGCCGCCTGGCGGCATTACTACGCCGTCCATCACCGGCATGGGCTTCTCGCAGTGGGGCCAGAGCTACCTGATCATCGTCGCCAACCAGACCAACGGTTACTGGGTCTGGGACGGCAAGCTGCTCTACGACGCCGGCACGCTGTCGCCGATCGTGGTGCTGACCAATCCCGGCTCGGCTTACCAGAATGTGCCGTCCGTCACGGCCGGCGGCGGCTCGGGCTTCGGCGCGACGTTTGTCGCGGCAATTGCTGACGGCGTCGTGACCGGCGTCACCATGACCAATCCCGGTTCCGGCTACCTCGCCGGGCAGACGGTCAGCCTGACTTTTGCCGGCGGCAACTCGGCTGGTTCGGGTGGCAGTCTGACAGCGCAGATGTCGCACGCGGTCGGTTCCGGCGCCTCGATAAATCTGACGATGAGCGGGGTGGCACCGTTCGTAGTCTCGGGTGGGACCATCATCGCCAGCGGCAGCGGCTATTCGCCGTTTGCGGCGCTGACGGTCTCGGGCGGCGCAACGCTTAGAGCTGGACCACCTGTGCAGGCACTGCTGGCGCCGATCATTACCAACGGCTCGATCACCGGGGTCAACATCATCAACGGTGGCGTTTACGGAGCAGCGACTCCGATTCCGATCGTGACGGTTACCGATGCGGGTGACTACTACGTGTCGCACGTCTCGATCGTCGCCGCCGGCAGCGGCTACAGCGACACGGCGACGGCGGTCGTCTCGGGCGGCAGCGTCATCACCGCGGCTGCCCTGTCGCTGATCATCAGCAGCGGCTCGATATCGTCGGTGCTGATCACCAACGGCGGGCAGTACGGCACCTCGGTCGCGCCGACGATCGCGATTGCCGACATCGTTGAGAACGCGGCGGCCACGGTCTCGCTGATGCCTTTCGGCATCCAGGGCACTGCGATCGAGACCTACCAGGGGCGCGCGTGGGTGGCCAACGGTCCGATCTTTTACTGGACCGCGCCGGGCTCGTTCACCGACTTCGCCACGTCGGACGGCGGCGGCAACGAGACCTCGGGCGACAGCTTCCTGCGCGTGAGCTACATCCGGCTGGTCAACACCAACGGGTTCCTGTACCTGATCGCTGACTCGTCGATGAACTACATCTCCGGCGTGACGACATCTGGCAGCCCGCCGACCACGACGTTCACCAACCAGAACGCCGACCCCGAGATCGGCACGCCGTACCCGGCCTCGGTGCTGTGCTACGGCCGGGATATCATGCTGGCCAACTCGTTCGGTGTCCACGTCAGCCGCGGCGCGGCGCTGGAGAAGGTCAGCGAGGCGCTCGACGGGGTGTGGAACAGCGTCGCCAATTTCGGCGGCCTGCAACTGTCGTCGGCCAAGGCGACGGTGTTCGGCAAGAAAATTTGGATGGTACTGGCACAGATCGTCGATCCCGTCAGTCTCGTGACGCAGAACAAGCTGATGCTGTGGAACGGCAAGCAGTGGTACGCCTCGATTCAGGACTTCGGCCCGCTGACCTACATCGCCACCCAGGAGATCAACTCGGTGCTGACGGCGTGGGGCACTGACGGCAACGTCATCAAGCCGCTGTTCAGTCAGGCGTCGATCGGCTTCCAGAAAGTGGTGCAGTCCCGCTACTGGGACGCGCCGGGCGGCTATCAGTTCGACAAGGCGACAAGCCGGTTCTTCTCGATGTGGAAGTATAACAGCGTGCTGAGCCCCAGCCTGATCGTCGACATCGACGCGGTGGGGATCAACGGCGCGAATGGCCAGACGTTCACCAACACGCAGGGCTACACGCTCGCCGGCCCGACCGGCGCTGGCTACTATATCACGCCGCCGCAGGCGATCGGGCAGCAGGGCGTGCTGACCGGGATGACATTGAAGACCAACGAGGCGGATGTGTCCTTGGTCAGCGCCATGATTCAGAGCGACCCGCGCATCGCGTATCGAGGCTGACGATGGCTCTAGCCCAGATCAGCGAAGTCCCGCAGACGCCAGCCGACTTGCAACGGTGGTCGTTCGCCCACAATGCGAACCACCTCGACATCATCCGGCGCATCTACGAGACGACGCAGCCGGTGCCGCCGTCGACCACCCCGCCGATCAACTTGCAGCCCTACCCGCTGGACCCGATAATCCCCGAGAACATGGCCAACTGGCTGTACTGGCACTCGACGATGCACGCCCAGATGGACCTCGTGCTGGGCATTGCCGGGTACGACCTTCTGGGGCTAGACTGGACCGATCCGGACGGCTTGGCCGAGTGGATCAGCCAGAATTCCGACGAGCACATCCAGGCTAGCAAGATATTAGGGATCGCGTGACATGGTAACTTACCCGACGCTCGAACAGATACGCGCAAGAATTGCCGAAGTAACTGGTGGCGCCGATGTGGAGGTAATTGGAGGACCTAGCCCTACTATATGCGGATTTGTTTCTTTGGTTCCATTTGGCGTTTTAGGAGGTTACTTACTTTTCAAGGATGAAACTGGAAAGTTGCTGGCTACTCCGCATTTATTGCACGGGCCGGAAGAACGTTATCATGGCGTTTTAGAGGAAAAGAGCGCAGCATGAGCTTAGCAGAAATCCAGCGAGTCGGCGTCGAACTCCCCGCCATCCGTCGCTTCGACCTGGCCGACCTGTCGCGGCACGGCGCCTGGCTGGTGCCGCGCTTGACCGCGGCGCTCGACCTGCCGGAGCAGCGACTGGGCGGCTGGCTTCGCGGCATGATCGACTCCAGCGACTTCCTGTTTTTGACTCGCGAGCACTCGGTGGCGCTGGCCGAGATGCAGCGCGCCAACGGGCTCGCCGACAAGCCCATCGTGCGCGAGCGGTTCGTGCTGGTCGAGGACGTGGAGAACAAGGACCACGTCAAGGAGGCCGCGGACTTCTACACCGAGTTCTACCGGTGGGCCAAGAACCTCGGCGCCGAGATCATCCTGGTCGAGGAGCTGAGCAACGTGCCGCACGAGATGATCAAGGAGAAGCTGGGCCGCATCTACACGCGGCAGCAGCAGTTCGCGAGGCTCTGATGTCGTTCCTCACCGACCTTTTTGAGGGCAAGACCGGAAATCTCGGCAAGGACTTGTCGCCGGGCAGCTTCTTCTCGGACACCGGCAAGGACATCGCCGCGAACCCGCTGCTGGATGCCGGCCTGCTGGTCGGCGGGGGCTTGCTGACCGCGGGACTGGCCGACCCGGCGCTGCTCGGGCTTGGTGCGGCTGGCGGCGCGGCCGATCTGCTGGGCGGCGGTGCTGCGGTCGACGCGGCTGCCGGCGCTGGCGGCGGTCTCGACGCCGCGCTTGGCTTCGGCGCCGATGTCGGCGCGACCGACGCGGCCACGGCGGGCTTGCCATCGCTGATCACCGCGGGCACCGACGCCACGGCAACCGGAGGCGACGCGCTGACCAGTGCGATAACGGGTGCGGGCGGCGCCCCCGGCAGTTCAGTCGCCGGGGGCGGCTTCTGGGACAGCATCCTCAAGGGCGCCGAGACCCAGCTGACCAAGAACCCGCTCAGCACCGCTGCGGCGGTCGGCGGCCTGGGCCTGGACTTCCTCAAGGGCAACCAGACCGACCCCAACGTCAAGGCGCTGGAGGCGCAGGCTCCGACCATGCAGGTGGAGGGGCAGGCCCTGGTGGCGAACGGGCAGCAGTTGCAGACCTACCTGACCAGCGGCACGCTGCCGCCGGCCCTGCAGAGCCAGGTCAGCTCGGCGGTCGCCGCCGAGAAGGCGCGCATCATCTCGAACCACGCCGCCAACGGCGAGAACACCAACCCGACCCAGAACAGCGCGCTGGCGCAGGAGCTGTCGCAGGCCGACATCAACGGCATCAACCTCGCCGGCCAGATGGAGCAGCAGCTGTTCACCGCGGGCTCGCAGTTGCTGAGCACCGGGCTCAGCGAGACCGGGCTGTCGACCCAGCTGTACGAGACTTTGGCGAAGATGGATCAGGCCAACAACACCGACCTGATGAAGGCCATCGCGTCGATGGCGGCGGCCCTGGGTGGCGGCAAGAGCGCGGCGGCAGGAGCATAGATGCCCGAGCCGATCGTCGACGGTGATCAGGAAGTCACGACGCCCTCGGGGAAGAAGCTCGTCCTCCCGCCGCCGGACGGCACCGAGAGCCCGCTCTACAACGCCCGTCCCGCCGACAACTCGGGCAAGGACAGCGCGACACCCCACGTCGACGATTTTCTGGACAAGTACAACCCGGATAAAGTCGACGCGCTTGGTCATCAGTTATCGGGCATCGAGAAGCAGCGCGGCGCGGCCGAGCAGAGCGAGTACAAGCGCGTCAACGACCGCCTGGAGGCGGACAGGGCGCAGTTCGCGCGGGCGCAGAAGGCCGAGTCTGCGGACCTCAACGCGGTGCCGCCCAACTGGGACGCGGATAGAGAGCGCAAGGATCGCGTTCGCGGCCCTCTCGAAGACTTCGCCTCGCTGGGCTCGATCTTCGGCATCCTCGCCAGCGCCTTTACCAAGACGCCGATGACCTCGGCGCTCAACGCGTCGGCCGCGGCGATGACCGCCATCAAGAACAGCGACGAGGAGGGCTACAAGTCGGCCTATCAGGCGTGGAAGGACAACACGGCCCTGGCGATGAAGCGCTTCGACATGGAGCGCGCGCTGACCGACGACGCCTTGAAGACTTTCAATCTCGATCAGGATCTGGGCAAGGTGAAGCTCCTGTCCGTCGCCGCCCAGTTCGACGACAAGAAGGCCATCGCCATGCTGGACGCCGGCATGGCGCCGGAACTGATACAGGCCAAGGAATCGATGGTCACTCTGCGCGATAAACTCCAAAAGTCGACGGAGGACTTCGAGACCTGGAACTTGAAGAAGGACTTGTACGCCTCCCAGGTCGCGAACTGGGAGAAGGAGCACCCGCCCGCCGATCCGAAGAACATGACGCCTCAGGAAGTCGGCCAGCGCCTCCAGGCGCGGCACGACATCATGGAGGGACTCAACGACCCCGGCAACAACATCCAACTAAAACTGCTGCGCGAGCTGGGGCTGGAGCACCCCGACTGGACTACCGAGCAGAAAATCGAGTATATGCAGCAGCACCAGGTTGGCAAAGTTGGCGGCATAGGCGGTGCGCCGACCAAGGAAAAGGAAGTGTCGCGGCGACTGTCCGATTGGGTCGCCAAGCGCACTGCCGAGGGCAATCCGCCGGGACCGGATGAAGTTGATGCGCAGGACGACAAGATCAGGCAGGAAGTCGCGACTGCCAGTCAGCCGGCGATGACTCCGAACAAGCGCGTCGACTTGCAGCGGCGTGTCACGCAGTACGGCGAGGCGACGAAGACGCTCGACGACGCGATCCAGGTGCTCGACACCCATGCCGGCGCCGCCGGCCTCGCCGGCCGGGCGACGCGGCTGGGCGAGCGGGTCGAGAACATCTTCGGCAGCAGCAAGACCGACCGCGAGCAGTTCATGCGCAACATCCAGTACCTGCGCACCGCGGCGCAGAGCCTGCTGTTCGATCGCGCCAGCCGACCGCTGGCGGCGGACGCCGACCGGATCAACGACATCATCGGCGGCCTGAGCCTCGGCGACACCACGGCGAACACGCTGCGCTCGCTGAAAGAGGTCAAGGATCGGCTGGGGCGCCTGCAAAAGAGCCAGGAAGATCAGCTGGAGAACAAGTGGACGCCTGACCCGCCTGCTAATCAGGCTCGCCCGCCTACGGCGGGTAAAGCCGCCTGGGAAGAAGCGCCGATCGTGGGACAGTGATGGCCGACGACGATCTCCTGATCAAGACCCCGGAAGGTGGCATCGACGAGCCTGCGATGGCGCAGGATGCCGACACGCGCGCCGCGGCCAAGCTCGCCCGCGGCAATCTCGGTGGGCGCGACCCGATCACGGTGCCGTCCATCAAGTCGGACGACGATTATCAGGCCCTGATGCCGGGCATGAAGTTCAAGGATCCGACCGGCAACGTCCGTACCAAGCCGTACAAGGTCACGAGCGACGAGGAGTACGAGGAAATTCCCGAAGGAGTGCAGTTTCTTGACCCGGAAGGCAAGCTGCGGACCAAGCCGAACTACCAGGGTATCGATTTCACGTCCCAGACCCTCTACGACATGGCCGTCAACGATAAAGAGCGCCGCAAGGCGCTGGAGCGAGGCTATCCCGGCAAGGTCAAGGAGCGCGCGGGCAACCTTTACATCGACGACGATGGCACCCTGCGACGCCCCAAGGGCTTCGGGGATGCGCCCGCCGCTGGACTGACTGCTGCGGCGGCCCCGACGATCGGGTCGATAGGCGGCGAGATACTGGGCGGCGTGGCCGGTTCTGTCGCCGGTCCTCCCGGCACGCTGGGCGGTGCGATTGCCGGTGGCGCGGTCGGTGGCGCGGTTGGGCAGGGTTTCAACGACATCGTGATGGGCCTGTCGGGCGTCTATGACCGCTCCGCGGGCGAGGAAGCGGGCGACCTCGCGCTCTCGGGCGTGGCCAGCGGCGTCGGGACGGCTGCCGGGCGGGGAATCGCGGCTGTGGCACCTGCGATCAAGGGTGCGGTGATGCAGGGTGCGCCGAAGGCCTTGGCGCACTTCCTAGGCGCTGACGAGGAGGCGCTGGATACGGCGTTGGGCCTGCGTGACAAGGACGTGCTGGTCGCGCCGTCGACCTGGGCCAAGGAGTCGCCGCACTTGGCCAACGTCGCCGAGGTGTTCGACCCGGCATTCCGCATGCAGAAGCCGCTGTTGCAGTCAGCGACTGCGCATTACGAGAAGACCGCGGGCGAACTGCTCGAAAACATGGGGGTGAAGACTGAAGGCAAGATCAGTGATCCCGCGACCGCGCCGTCGACCCAGAAGGCGGGCGAGGCGATCCTCGCCAAGCGCCTTGAAGCGCAGACCGCCGCCGATAAGAAGCTAGCGGACGTACTTTCGGGAAAACGCCTAGCTGCTGGCTATTTGCCAGAAGGATTCACCACGGATGTGAAACCTTGGCGCGCGCATTTTATGGAAGATGGCGAAGGTACAAGTCGGAAAATTGAAATTAAAGATGCGCAAGGCAAAGTTGCCTTGACCGCGACGCTTAATAAATACGGCGACGATGCATACCAACTCAATCATATCAGCAACGAGAGCAAGTGGAAATCGGAAGTCGGGGCGATGCCGCGCTATACTAATCTAGGAAAAGCGGCGTATCTTAAAGCAGCCGAAGTGGCCAAATCGGAAGGTAAAAAACTATTTGTCAACGCTTCCGGGGAAACAAGTCGTTTTGCCAAGGCAATTCACGAAAGTCTTGTAAAAGAAGGGTATGCTAAGCCTACTAAAGAAGGCGGCCCTATAGAATTGTTTCCAGCGAAAGGCGAAATACTGGAGCGAAGTGCTGCCGAATCGCGCAAGGCGGCGCAGGGTTTGATCGATGCCGGCTTCGAGGACATCCAGAAGGATGTCGACGCGGCGATGCGGACGGCCAAGTCCGGCCACAACAGCGGCGACTTGTGGACTGCGGTGGGCGACAAGCTGGTCAAAATACGCCAGGGCATCGCCGAGCGTGCCAAGCTCTGGTACAGCCAGGCCGATCAGGCGGCTGAAGGGCACCTGCCCGACATCGGCGATCTGCCGAAGACCGCCGCCAGTTTTTTGGAGCAGTTGCCCGAGCCGTTCAAGGCGAAATATCCCGACGCGGTGAAGAAGCTAGCCGATCTTGCTGGAACGATCGACGAGAAAACCGGCGAGGTTATCAAGCCTCCGGCCCAGCCGACGTTCGGGCAACTGCATGAATTGCGGTCATGGTTCCGCTCCAACGTCGACTATCACGATTTGACGCCGGGTATCCGCGACGGCGTGTACAAGTTCTTCGCCACGCACGTCGACAACATCCTGCACGACGTTAACGCCGTGCCGGAATTGAAGACAGCAGCGCGGCTGCTCGACGCTACCGACAAGTGGTACCGCGAGCAGATCAGGCCGCTGCAGGATGCGCGCATCGAGGCGGTGATGAAAGGCCTGGAGTCGGGCCTGCCGGCCGATCCCAAGGTGCTGTTCGACACGCTGGTCAAGGAGGGGCGCAGCGACCTGACCCGCAAAGTCGCGCAATTGATCGGCCCTAATCTGTGGGCCGGCGTCAAGGCGGCCGACGTGCAGCAGATGCTGGAAGCGTCGAAGACGCTGATCCCCGACCAGATCGACGGCAACGTGTTCGCGCGGGAAGTCCTGTCGCGGGTCAAGTCCGGCATGCTGGAAGCCGTCCACGGCCGGGAAGCTTCGGCCAAGCTCCTCCAGCAGGCGCAGCACATCTCGGCGCTCAACGGCAAGCTGGAACTGCCGGTGCGGCCCGGCGACAAGATGGCCGACATCATCGAGCGAGCGCGCGTCGCCGCCGACGCGGCCAAGCAGGCTGCCCAGAAAGACCCGCTGGCGACCCTGAACAAGGAGATAGCCAAGATACGAGCCGACCACCAGCGTACCCTGGCGCAGGGCCGGCGTACCGATCCGCTGGGCTTCATCTACGATCCGACCGTGGGCGCCGCGCAGGCAGTCGATCGCATCCTTGGTAGTGAGGATTTGATTTTGGCTGCTGGCGCCCGGTTCGGCGAGCAGTCGCCGGAGTTCAACATGCTGCGACAAGTGTGGGCGCAGCGTGTTCTGATGGGGACATTGGAGCCGTCAACCCGGTTGGCCAAGGTCTCGCCCGAGATTCAGAATATCATGTTTCCCGGCGTGTCGGGGGAGCAGATGAAACTATTGGCGAAGGAGATGGACTTCCTGATGGCGTCGAAGAATGCACATGGCACGGCGCAGTCGATGTCGGCCATGGCCAAGGTCGAGCACCCGTGGTCGTCGGTGCTTGGCAAGGGTGGCGAGTTCCTGCCGAAGATACCGATCGCCGAACCGCTTGCACGCGCGGCCTTGGGTAAGTATTACGCTTTCGTCACCAAGCTGGTGAACAGCCCGACGCTGATGCGCTTCGTGCAGAAGGGCCTCAAGGGCGACCCGCAGGGACGCGAGATGGCCAAGCAGGCCGTGCAGAACTGGATGAACGTCGGCGGCGCGGTCGGTGCCGGCGTCGGCGAGTCCCAGTACGGAGCACCGTCGCAGTGACTCTGAAATCCGAACTCGAAGCGCTGGCCAGGGACATCCGAACGCGCGCCGAACAGGCCGCGACGCCCTTCGCAGAGGCAGTTGACGCATTGAAGGCATTAACAACTCTGTACGCTACGCTCCAGAAGGACAAGGGTGTACCCGCCGAGGAGGCGGGCGATTTTACCATGGCCGATGCACAGACCATGATCGAGGATGACGGGCATGGCGCAGCCGCAGTTCGAAGTCGTCGAGGACGATCCGCCGGAACCAACTAGTTCGCCCGCCGAAGGCGCGGCCCTCGACATCCTCCTCCTGCTGCTCAAGCCGCTCTCCCAGAAGACCGTCATAGCGCTCGGCAACCTGTTCAGCCTGCTGACGGTCGTCTCGGTGTTTTGGCTCAGCCTCGCGATCATCCCGAAGGACCCGTCGACGCAGCAGCTCGTGGGCCTGGGCGGCTACGCCGCGTTCGTCATCGCGGTGAACATCATCGTGAGGCGGAAATGATTAAGAGGTTGGGGCCGGTTCTCGGCTTTCTGCTGTTTTGCTGCTCGGCGGTCCAGGCGCAGACCGTCATCTACTACAAGCAAGCCGTCGGGCTTAACCCGATAGCGGTCAGCGTCGCCAACCCGCTGCCTGTCACGGGATCAATATCAGCGTCGCTGGCGGGCTTCACGCCCTCGGGCAACTACGCTTCGCCGCTCAGCGTCAGCAACTCGTCGACCAACGTCGCGCTTCCAACCAATACTGGAACAGTAGCCGTCTACAACGTCGGAGCGACGGCGGCCTATTGCGTGCTCGGCACGTCGAATGCCGTGACGGCCACGACCTCGGACGACTACATCCCCGCCGGGGGGGCTGCCGGCTACACAGTCGGGTCCAACACCTACGTCGCCTGCATCACGGCGTCGAGCACGACGACAGTCAACGTGTCGGGTGGTGCGGGTCTGTTCACGAACTTCGGCTCGGGCGCGACTGGGAGCAGTTCGAACGCCAGTGTGAGCGCGACGGGGAGCGCCGTGCCGGCCAGCGCGACATATCTGGGCATTATTTCTGGCGGCAATCTGGTCGGTTGGACCGGCGCGGTCACGGCGACCTTGCAGGCCAGCGCCACGACCGCCATCGGCAAGGTCGATCCGAATACGATAGCGACTTGGGGCCTCGCGCCGATCGGCGGAACGTCTAGCTCGCCAACCAACGCGCTCGGCGCCGGCTGCGAGTTCCTCTCCTCGCCGCCGACGTACACGACGGGCAATACAGGCATCGTGCAGTGCACGGCGGCAGGCTCGGTCCACACGGTGGTTGATAATGCCAACGCGAACGGCGCGGCGAGCATCGGTAACAGTTCCCCGGTCACCGCCGCGACGATCAACGTCACGCCTACGGATTGCTCGATCGCCCTGACGACCGGCGGCACCGCGCAGAACATCATCGCGGCGAACGCCGCGCTCCACGGCTTCACCATCGCCAACATCGATCCCACCAACGGCTCGGGCGAGCCAGTCTGGATGTCATTTACCGGAGCTGCGGTAGCGGGCGCGGTAGGGTCATACCCGCTAGCCGCCCCGACCGCGACGACGTTCGCGGGTTTGTCGAGCTACACGACTCCGCTGGGTTTCGGCGTCAACCATGCGATCTCGGTGATCGCCGTCACGACCAATCACAAGATTTCTTGTACGTACTGGTGACGCCGATGTTTGCCCGACTCCTTCTCGCTCTCGCACTGGCAATCTGTCCTCTCGCCCCCTCTCAGGCCCAGTTCGGTCCTGGCGGCGCGACATCGGTCTGCTCCGGCGACCTCGGCGGGAGCGACCTGACATGATCTGGCGTTTCGCGCTTGCTAGCTTCCTGACTGTTGCGCTGTCTTGGTTCTGCCTTAGCGAGCGCACTTATGCGCAGTTTAATGGTTGCCCGGCTGGGTTTTGTTCACCAAGTACGCCGGGGGGCAGTTGCAGCGCGGTTCTTGCGCTCGATGGATCGGCGACTGCCAATTACACGGGCGGTACCAATACTTACACGATCACGCTTTCAACATCAGATGCGAACGATGTCATAATCGTCGGTGCGTTCGCAAACAATACGCCCAATGCGATTACGGGCGTTTCCAGTTCTAATGTCGTGTGGGATGGTGCAGCACGAGGAACGGCACTCACAGCAAGCGGCAATACTCTCACGCAATGGCGGGGAGTGGCATCATCCGCTTTGACCAGCGAAGTCATTACGCTGACGTTTGCCTCGACGACGACCTTTTCCACCGCTGCCGCGTTTGGAATTAACGGAGCAAACACATCGTCGTCATTCGACAGCAATGGCGCGTTGCCAGCAACCACGACCACGACCACCCCACCATCTGTGAGTACATCCAATCTAAATGATTTTATCTATAGTTTTGCCGTTGAGAACAACAACGCTGGGTCGGCCGGATCGGGGTTTACCGGAATTCAGTTTTCCAACTTTATCGGAACGCAATACAAGATCGTCAGCACGACACAGAGCGGGCTAAGCATGGCGATCACTGGCGATACGTATCAGATCGGCGTCGGGGATGCGGTAAAGAGATCATGCTGAGATGGCTACTTTTCGCAGTATTGGCGCTTGGTGGCCCCGCTAGTGGAGCACCAGCCTTCGGCATCTTTCAGGTCGCTTCCGGCATCGTGCCCGTCAGCGGACTATCCGTCCTCGTCTCGCCCTCGCCGCCGTATGACTGGCTGCTGCTCAACATGGCCAAGATGGCGGGCAGTTGCAGCAGCACGGCGGGCGTCGTCACTGCCGACCTCTACCCCCCCAATGGAGTGCTTGCCAGCACGATCCAGTGCACCATCACGTTCCCGACCTCGCAGTGGTGCACGGCGAGCCTGCACTGCGTCATCGACTACAGCGGCACCGCGGGGACTTCGGGTAACCCGGGCATCCAGATCGGGACGCAGCTCAACAACAACATCACGGTCTATAGCAGCGCGACGAGTTGCCAGTCGACCGGGACGACCATCAACAATATTGTCCTCTACGGTGCCGGCTGCAACGCAGAATTCAGCGTCAACACGGGCACCGGAGCGTCGCCGTTTGTCTTCAAGTTCCTCGCCGGCGCGACGTTCACCAACCTGACGAAGGTCCGCGTTTATCCGTGCCAAGTATCCTGCGCAGCGACAGCTGCGCTGCTTACGGTCAACGAGGACGCGGTCAATCCCGATTATGTCGCCTGCCTCAATCCCGCGGCGAGCGGGACCTGCCCGGGCACGGTC